CAATTATATCAGCACTTATTTTGTCATATAAATCTGTACCTAAATAATTCTGAACATGAATCTCTTGTGCTAATGCAATAAACTGAATAAACTTATCTGTATCTACATTAGCATTTAAAGCTGTATTCTTAACAATGTCCGACCTTTTTATAAATAGTGCTGTTGCCATTATTCTTCAATATTTTCTGGTTGTTCGACTTCTGGTTCTGGTTCTACATCCTCTTTTTTAATACCTGTTTCTTTTTCAACTTCAGCATCTGTTATGGCATTAGTTAAATCAGTAAACTCAAGAGGTTGTAGTGTTTTAAAGTATATATCTAATTCAATACCATTGTAATCTAATATCTTTTCTAATTCATCAAGTATAGTAACTTGCATTGGTCTGATCACAGTATTATCCATAAGTATTGAAGCTGTTTGTAACTCTTCAGCATTATTGCCAAGACCAGTAGTATCTTTTATACCTACTAACATAGGAGATACAATTCTGTGTGATACCATAACCTTTCTCATTGATTCATCAGATAAAAACTTATACTGTTCATGAGCATCGGAAAGTATGACAGGTTCTATACTTGCAGCAAGTTCTTTGCTATCATTAAATGCCAATATAAATCTACCAGCATTAGACGAACCACTAAACTTTTCTTGTATGCTTCTTTCAATAAGTTCTCTCTGCTCTTCAGTAGGAACACCATTATTGAAATTGATAAGCATACTTGGAGCAAGACCATTCTGAATATTATTGATGTGATAATTTGCTATCTCTTCTTCAAGTTCTGCATATTGTAACCCTCCTTGATAATCTACAGGAGAATAATAATAAAATCCTGCTCTATAAGGTTTAATATAAAGTATTTCTAATCCTGAATTACTTGTACCAAATGCAGGTATTCTTTTTGGCAATTTACTACCTTTTATTTCAGACCAGTCATTAGCATAGTAATAATTGTTGATTATACCCTTTTTATCTGCCTTCTCTGCCCTTAACTTCTCTACAGGTATATGTTCTACTTGCACGATGCGAGAACGGTCCTTAGAATAGATTATTTGAAGTGCAGCTTGACCCATCATTTTATAGTCATAGCAAGTTTTCTTCATACAATCTTTAGTGAATAATTCTTTTAATTCTTTATATTCATTTGGTTTGTCTGTGCTATCTACAGCTTCTAATCCTTTTCCATAAATCATTTCTGCAATACCATTAATCGCTGCATTATTTGTAGGACTACCATTATATCTGTCTATTAAGTATTGGAAATAATTGTTATCATCACCATATTCAATCCATTCTTGATTATATCTTTCATTAATCTCTGGTCTTGTGTATGAAGACAAGTTTACAACATGGATTTTACCTTGTTGCACTTGTAGTTTCGGTTGTGGAGCTGCTAATCTCTTTCTGACAGCTCTATTTGATTTTTTTGTCATAATATTACAAAGTCATTATCGTATGAGTTCTCTGTTGTATAATCTCCAGAATGAACATCAAATACGTTATAATCTGTTTGATCAGTACAAAATATACTTCCTCTGTATATAATTGTACTACCATCTTTCACTATAAACGAATAAAATCTATTGGCAATTAATCCAAATGTGCCAGTAATAGACATATACCCGTTTGAATTGTTTACTGTAACCGAAACTGTACTTGTAGTACGCTTAGATTTATCAGTAAGTTCAAAAGTAACAGAGCTCGGTGCACTTCTAGGAATTATCTTAAAAGTTTGAGCATCTGTTGATGTTGTTAGTATTATCATATAATAAATAATAAATATATAATAATTTGTTTGCATAAAAAAAGGGATACATAATGTACCCCTTTTAAATCCACAAAGTATATCTAATTATTAAGAATTAGTTCCTTCAGTAACAGTAACTGTTGCACTTGTCATACCTGCGTATGGGTCAGCAGCAGTAGGACTGTCAATAAAGTTAGCTGGTTTAACTTCCATAGCAGATAATGTAAGTGTATAACCACTTAAATCTCCCATAGCAGCACCAGTAACAATTGTTCCTCCAGATACGTCAGCACCATGCTCTAATCCCATTATAAATACATTACCATTATAATCTTCAACAGCCACATGAGGTCTTCCGTAAGCAATAAGTTTTAATTCCTTATTGTCTTCTTTAGTTAATTTGTGTAAGGTTAAATTTAGTGTTTGTTCGAAGAAAGTTGTTCCATTTTCTCTTGACGAAGTAATATTTGTTTCAAATGATGAATTTCCTTTTACTTCATATTTATATGCAGTAAATGTTCCAGTCATATCTGTTATTTGGTCATCAGCATCTTGAGTAACTGTTCCAAAATCACCAAAATCTGTGAAATAAACAGCTCTAATGCCACCAACTACGTCTTTACATGGTTCTTTTCTTCCTAAGTTTAAAGTACAAGCCATAATTTTTATTTTTTAATAAAAAAGGGCAGGTAGCACATACCACCTACCCTTCTTTTGTTATACAATTATTTAGTTATTAAGCTAATGTTAATAATACTAAATCTGAACCGATACCATACTGAACACCTGCAGTAAATCTCATAACAACTCTTACGTTTTGAGAACCATCAAGGTCAGCCATGTCTAATACTTTTACTTCATTATGATCAGAAATTAATCCTGTACCGAAGTATAAGTTTGATTTTTGTCCTGCAACAATATGATCAGAAGGCATACCAGAAGCTAATACAACTTTGATTCCGTCAAAAGATAATGCGTTACCATTGTTATACCATAATGAACCTTTGTTATCAACACCTGCAGCACCTAGTCCAGAAGCACCAAATCCACCTAAAGATCTAATGTATGCTTGATAAGCAACTGGTGGTACATAGATGTTTAAATCTTCTTTACCATAAACTGCGTTAGGAATTGCATCAACAACATTTTCTAATAAAGAAACGATGTTAGATGAAGTAAATGCAGTTTGAGAATCATTAGCAGCATCATTTACGTCTGAATCAGCTAACATTGATACTGTAAATCCATCAAATTCACCTGCATTAGCGTTTACACCTCCCCAGATGTTTTGCTCAGTTTTTTCAGCAACTAAACCTGCAACATGACCGATTAAGAAATCAGAGAATTTTGGAGGTAAGTTATCATACGCTGAGTAGCCCATTTGAACTGCTTCCCAGTCGCTTCTGAAATCTTTCTTACATAATTCTAAGTTTACTTGAAACTCTTCTGGTTGTAAGATTCTTTCAGTCAATGTAAGTGTGCCAGTATCAGTAAAATCACAAGTAGCATCTTTGATGATGTTAGCATCAGTAGCTGCTTTTTTGATTACTTCTTTGAACTTTACATTCGGTTTGATTTCAATGTGACCTCCATTTAGAGTATCACCTGAAAGTAATGCTGCAGAAATGTACTTTCCAGCAAATTCCCCAGCATAAGTAGTAGTAATTGAAGTGGTTGTAGCCATTTTTTATCTATTTTAATTATTAATGTTATAAATTGAATTTAATACTCTGTCTTTAGTAGTAAATGCTCTGTTTTGTGCATATAGCACTTTTTTTACTGGTTCACTATCTGAACCTTGATTGATTGGTTCTGCAGCAGGTTCTTTAGAAAGCTCTTCTATTTGTTTTGACATAGAAACTTTTTCTTCTTGATAACCTAAACTCATTTCCTCAATCTTATCCATGATGGCTTTGATTTTAGAATCAAATTCATCTCTTGAAACGTACTTTTCTTCGTTCATTTCAATTTCTTCAGAAACTTCTTCAACAGGAGCTTCTTCTTCTAATTTTTCAGCTTCAACCTCATCAGATGAAAGTTCTTCTGCAACTACTTCTTCTTGACAAGCAAGTTCAGTTAGTTCTTTAGACATTTCTTCTTCTTCAGTAAGCTGCTCAGAAAGCTGAACTTCTTCTTCTTTAAGCTCAACTTCTTTAACGTCATCTTTTTTGATCAGAGATAATTTCTCCATGATGTCGTTTAGAATTGATGTAGCTTTTTGTTTTTCCATAAAATAAGTATTATAAAATTAATTTTATTTATAAAAGTAATAATGTTAAATAAGGTTGTTAGATTTTGCCTATTCCTTGTGCTCTTAAAGTGCCATCACAACACTTTCTAGAATAGGTTTTGCCATCTTTACAAAGACAACCTCTTCTTCCGTTTTTTGGCACATTTCTACCTATTGTTTCATTTGTCTTTTTATGCATAGCTTTGTGTTTTTTGTATAAAGTATATAATATCCCAAATACTAGCAGAACCTCCTGAAGCTGTTATTTGCCAATAAGAACCATTAGTTACAAAATCCTCGTCTGCATAATATTGAAATACTTGATGATAATCGTGTGCTACATCATTTCCTTTTGGGAATGTAGCTTCTCCTACAATTCTATCATAAGGAGTTCCGTTACCTCCTTCAAATTGTAAATCTAAATGCGTTTGATTTGCATTAGGTGCTTGATATTTGAAAACGACTGTCATTATATAAACATCATTCTCATTATCTGCTAATACTTTACCTGTTGAATTATTATAATAATCTATACCTGTATAACTTCTATATACAGTTGCTCCATTATTTGGCAGATTAACAGTAACACCATCAGTTAATGATAATTTATTAGAAGATGTATAAACGCTGTCATCATATCTTGTCCATCCTAAACCAGAGCCAATACCAGATTGAGGATGCAACTTAACCCATTCTCCATTATATACTGTCCATACTCCACTTTCTGTAGTTACAAATGCCCCTTCTTCTATTTTATAAGCATTTCTTATTGCGTCAGTATCGACATCTACTTGTACTTTATAAGATGTGTTTTTTATCATTTTTTAGAACTTTTAGGGTGTTTAATTGGTAATAAATCATAATCTGTAGTGTATTTAGCATTTTCTGGTCTTCCATTTCTTACCAAATACATAAAAGCATTAACTCTTGCATGTGCCCATTGTGAAGCTGACTTTACATTAGGTGAATGGCTTGTGTTGAAAGCACCAAGACCTCTTTGAAATACCGATGCCAACATACCAACAGTTATGCCATAACCTAATTTTTCTTTATATCTTTCATTAAAAT